GAAAGATGAAACAAACAAAAGAGTTAAAAAATATATGTTTTCTTTAGAAAACCTTGCTTGGCGTTCATCTAATAGACCTGGTTTTACCGTAGAAGATTTACCGACATGTGAAATAGGTCCTAATGGTGGAAGGATAATGTGGTTCCCACCGTACGACTTAACATTCGATGAAAGTGTTAAAACTCAATGGACTGACCATACTTTTTTAGGTAGGACTGAACCTGTCTACACCTATAGTAACACATCTAGATCGGGAAGTTTAAGTTGGAAAATTTTGGTAGATCATCCATCTACTTTAAATCTTATTGTGAATAAAGAGTTAGCAAAAACATCACCGGAATCTAAATTAACAAAAATTGTAGATTCATTTTTTGCGGGATGTTTAAAATATGACATTTATGAATTGTTAAAAAAATATGCACAGTTTTCAATTAGTGATGTTTATGATGTGATATTAAGTACAAAAAATACCGACACGTTTAATCAAGCAATATCTGAACTACCACCAACAAACACTACTCAAACGTCATCATCCTCTGTCGGAGGTGGGGGTACCACAAAAGATTTTGGGGAGTATATTAATAAAGTTGCATTATATTTTGAAGATAGTGTACCTGGTGGCGAAGACGATACTGAGTATAATACATTATATAATACATATTTAAATGTAATTGATGGTGATTATCCTTTTAAGGCGAAAAACATTATTGTGAATTACGACAATGAAAATTACCAAGACGATACTACTGCTGATAAGGGAGATGTTGATTTTTTTGTTAACTATATTGATGCCACTAAAAACGGTATTAGTGATTTTAAAAGTTTTATAGTTTCTAACTATGACAAATTTAATGAATTAAAAATAAACATTAAGGAGTTTTTAAGTCAAGGAAATAGTGAATTAACTTTAGAACTTACAGGAGGTGCATCTGCAACGGGTAGTAAATCAGCAAATAAGACATTAGGTAAAAGAAGAGTTGAGTCTATTAAGAAATGGTTAGAAACGGATGTTGATTTAAAAAAATATATTAACGATAAAAAGATATTAAAAATAGTAGATAAAAGTGCAGGGGATGCTATAACTTTAAATGTTAGTGAAAAAAATTACAATAAAATCGATTGTGACAAACAATTTAAAGGTAATAATGCAAACGAACAAACAGGAATATATTCAGTAAATGCTATGGCTTGTAGAACTGTTCAAGTGACCAATATTGTAATAAAAGAAATTGAAAAACCTAACAGTAATTCAACAAACACTACTCAAACAGATACGTCAAGTGTTGCTCCTTCACCTAATGCTGCTGAAGAAAACGCACCTGTAACTCAAACTCCAACGGCAACAAACGGACAACCACAGTCAAGTAGTAGTACTAGTAGACCTCAACCTAGACAAGATATAGTTAAAAGGTTGTTACGAAAATTGCTTACAGAATCGGATTATTTTGAAATGATTAAGGAAAACGAACCTATGATCTACGATGGTATAAAACAAAAAATAAGACATTTTGATCCTGCATTTCACTCCATTACTCCTGAAGGGTTAAACTCAAGGTTAACGTTTTTACAACAATGTATGAGACCTGGAGATACTATACCTGCAGTTCAAAAAAACAATAATCAAACGACACTAGTTTATGGAGATGCATTTAACACCGCGTTTGGTGCACCACCTGTTTGTGTATTAAGAATTGGGGACTTTTTCCATACCAAAGTAATAATAGATAGTTTAACTCTAAAATATGATGAAGTTCCATTTGATTTAAATCCTGAGGGAATTGGTGTTCAACCAATGATTGCTGATGTTTCATTAAATTTTAATTTTATTGGTGGACAAGGATTAAAACAACCAATAGAACAATTACAAAACGCACTTTCTTTTAACTATTATGCAAATACTGAAGTTTATGATGAAAGGGCTGAAGAAACAGAACCCGTAGATAAAAAATTAACAGCAGAATTAATTGACATTGCACAAGATTCTTTAGGTATACTTACTGATTTAACAAGACCTGACGAAAATAATGGGCAAACAACTATTGGTACAATATTAACACAAGTGGCTGACCCAACGGGTAATACAATTACTGGTGATATAGAATATAAAGAGGTTTTTGGTCAGTTTGTTGATTACACACAAGAGTATTATACGTCAACATATGAATCATTGAAAAGTATAAATAATGAGTTGCTATATGGTGGGGTTATTTTATTAACTAAAGATAGAAAATATATAGAAGGTGAAATAAAAGGAACGACATCAAATAACGTTAAAATATATGGGTATCCCGTTGATATACAATCAAAAGTAGATGGGTTATGTGATAAGGCTAAAGAAGATGTTGATAACGATAAATGTCCTGCTTTATATAAGATACAAGACTTGAATTTTAAAAACTCAGATATAAGAGAGTTAAAAAGAAAAATTAAAGAAAAAATTGACACAAAAAGAGGGGAATATGTTGATAAATTAAAACGATCAATAGACGGGGCGATGAAAAATGAACTTAAATTAGTTAATTTAATTGATAAAATAAATTATGTTGCAGGAGAAAGAGACGGATATAAAAATAATCAAAATAGGCCAATAATATATGAACTATCGGGATCATCAATGACAGAGTATAAAGAAGATGTTGATAAGATGATCTTAGATTACGGTAAATATAATGATGAATTATTTAATAAGTTAATACCAACAGGTATTACAACCCCTACTTATACAATACCAATATATGTTTTTAATGAAGATTATAATTTTATAATTCCAAATTTGGATTATGAAAACCCTGAAAATATACAAAGTGATAATAAATTTTTTATGATTTTCGGTAAAGAAATTCTTGATAATTGTGATAAATTTGTTGAAGAACTATATGAAGTGGTAAAAGAATCAAATGATGCTGGTAGGCTAGAAACGTATTTAAAAACTATTATATGTAGAGATTTAGGGTCTCCGAGTGCTACTATTTTTGTTGGTACCCCACCTAAGTCATTATTTGAAAAATATAAAAAACAAAATGACTCTTATAAAAAAGATGGGTTTGATGCGTTTGAAAACTCAGAAATTTATAAAAAAGTAAAAACTAATTATCAATCTGACTTGAAAAATAAAGAAAGAAAAGTATCATATAAAAAACAAGATCCATTAAACCAAACAGATGGAGATAAACTTTTGAAATTATGGCAAAGTACATCAATACCTGATGATGAGTTCAATTTCAAAAAAGAATTTAGAGGGTAATAACTATGCAGTATTATAATAGATATTCTAATTTTTTAATTAACGGAGAACAAACAGTGGTACCTTATGTAAATGTACCACCAAAACCGACAGACCAAAGATATATTTATAGGTTAAACCAAAGTAGATTAGATAAGATTAGTTTTGAAAAATATGGGTCACCCGTTTTTGGATGGCTTATTCTGCAAGCTAACCCAAAGTTTGGAGGTTTGGAAAGTAATATTCCTGACGGTACTGTTTTAACAATACCGTTCCCATTAATTAGTTCATTACAAGACTACAAAACGGCCTTAGATACACATATATTTTATTATGGCAGGTAGAGTACAAACAAAAAATGTTTATGTAGATACGGAATATGATAATATTATTGTCATAGATCCAAATATTGTGCAAAATGAAGATGGTTCTCCCGTAGAAAGATTAGTTCAGCATGAGGATTTAGTTTATTATGCTAATTTAGAAACAAAAATAGTACCTAGAACTAAATTGGCGGTTGGTGAAACTTTAGATATAGTAAACACCACAGTCGCTAGTTTTATTGGTGGAGACGAAAATGAAAATTTAAATTTTTTAAAACCAAAAAATAAAAAGGGTACGTTTGATACCAGTTGGTCTGACCAATTAACGGGACAAGGTTCAAGAGGTGGTGCGGGTTATAATCAAACAACCGAACAAGTAAGTGAAGTAACTGACAGTAATGGTAAAACAAAAAATGTATTTAATAGAAACATCACAAATTATCAAGATGTTCAAACACTCGGTATTAAGTCAATAAGTGTTACTATAACAGCGGCCGGTGTTCCACAAGTAGATATGACACTTGTTGATGTACAAGGAAGAACCCTTTTTGAACAAGGAGAAAATTCTTTATACTCAATATTCTTTAATTTACCATATCCAGCGTTTTATCTTACACTAAAAGGATACTATGGGAAGGCATTAAGATATCAATTGGCGTTAATATCTTTTAATGCTAAACTAGATCCTAAAAGCGGAAATTTTGATATTAGTTTAAAACTAATGGGAAGACCAGGTGCGTTGTTATTTGATACACTTTTTGGGTATGGAAAAAACCTACCAAAAATGTATAAAAAAGAATACATTGTTGGAGGTAATACTTCAAATTCTAACCAAATAGGTGTTGGATTGCAGAATCAAAAAAAAGTATCCACAACATTAGGTAGACAACTGTTAGAAGAAACGTATGCAAATTATGAATCTAAAGGGTTGATACCACCAAATTTCCCAAGATTATCAATTGAGGATTTCATGTATAGGATTCAAAGTTTTGTAAAATGGTTACAAGAAGACGTTACAAAGAAAGGGGATTTTCAAATTTTAACTGAAGTCTATAAATTTAGAAAAGATTTAGAAAATCTTAAAAAAGAAGTATTTGATAATTCAATAAATGATTATTTAGATTTAAATAATGTTTTTGTAATCAATGGAGAATATTATTACCCGTACAAGCCTGAAATTAATAAAACTGTAAGGGATGCTCACAGAAAATATATAAAAAATATAACAACATTATTGGGTTCATCAAGTAAAGAATCTCCGTTATTAACGGATATGTATGAATTTAATACTACTTTTGGTAAAGGTGGGTCGTATACGATAAATAGTGTTAAAACTCCTTCAGATTTGGCATCTCCACTTGTTTCAAAATTAAAGTATGAAAATATTGTAAAAGAAAGAGATTTAACGACAGAACCCTTTACTGAAAAAGAATATGAAGATACGTTCTTTGCTAGAACTGGTAAAACAAAAATGCAAGACCCTCAGGGGTATAGTAAATTTGTTGCAAATTTGGCCGCTACATCGGTTGTATTAACTTATGAGTTAGATGTTAATTTAGTAAAAAAACCATCTAAAACAACGTTTTTTGTATTTGGAATTAAGGATAATAATCAACAAAATTTAGTTGTATCTCCTCCAGGATTTTTACAAATTATAAGTGACACTGAAAATGAGCTTAAAACTCGTGAACAAGATATTGAAATTAAATTAAGTGAAGTTTTAGCACAAAAAATAGGTGCGTCAGATAAAGGAATTGGATTTATACCAACAATAAGGAATGTTTTTGCCGTTTTATTTGCTGGTATTGATTCATTTTATAAATTAATGGATGATACCCATAGAAAGGCGTGGGAAAAAAGGGAAGATAGGGCAAGAATTGACGCTATTTTAGATAAAACAAAACCATCCGTAGAGAGAAATGATAATGATACAAATCAAATCGTTTATCCTTGGCCACAATATTATGTTCAAAAAAATGAAGATGGTAGAAATTTATATGAGATACAATATCCTGGAGATCCTCAATATGTGAATCAAACAAAAGGAAACAACTTTACAATTTGGCCTGAAGTAGAGTTTACTGAACAATATTTGGCGGCCGCATCCTCCAAATTATCTAATGTTGATAATAGTGTTTATACTGATCCCACAAAAGTTACAAAAAAATCACAATTAAATTCTATATACAAAACAAATAACCCCTATTTTAATACTAACAGGTCAAACCTTTTATTTGAGATATTAGAAAGATCCTATGTTAATGCTTATTATGGTAAATTTAATTATAAAAATTATAAAAATTATCATATAGATACGTTAATTGCTGATCTTGAGGGGGAAAACATAATTGATTCAATTATTAATATTTTACCACTTATTGATTTGTTTAAAAATTACCCATTTACTTATATTACCCTTAAAGATTATTTAAAAACAAATTTCATTAGACAGTGGTGGTATTATGAAAATAATCTATTTTCAACACCGGATTTATCAACAAGTTTAGTGACTGAAAATCAAAATAGTTTATTTAGTTTAGATTATTTAACTAAACAACAAGTAACCACTACTTCGGATTTACAAATAAAATTCCAAGATTATTTAAAAGATTCGGCGTCAAATGAAGAATCATTTTTAGATACATATCCATTTACAAATGGTGGTTGGATTTTTTCTAACATGGCAGATGGGATAAAGGTGGGTGGTACTGAGTCATTTAGAGAAACTACTAAAATTTTTAAAATTGAAGAAAGTTTAAAAAAGGTTGCAAGACTTGATACTAATTATGACGGACAAGACGTTAATATGTTTGTTAATAATAGAATTTTTGATAATAGTTTTGTTTCTTTGTCAGTTACTAATAGTTCAGGACAAGAAATTCCTGTTAACACTCGCGAAACACTAAAACAATTTTTTGAACAAAGAACTAATGACCCAAATTCATTTGTGTTTACTGAAACCGCAATTGATTATGGTAATGAATATATCGGACAAGTTAAAACAAAATTACAAACAACATCACTTTTAAATACCCCATATTTTGTAAATTCAATTATGCGTGGTGTTGAATTAGAAAAAACAAAAGGGGAAACACCATATGCCGCTCTTGGGTATTTGTATTTAAATTCACTTCCTTTAATTACCACAAGAGAAAAATTAAAAACAGTTGATGGAGGAACACAAAGTGATTTGGATTATTTAGCTGCGTCATTTAATAAATTATCAGCAATCCACCAAGTACCATATGCTTGGGTTTTAAAATATGGTGCGATTTGGCATCGTTATAAAAAATGGGTTGAAACAGGTAATGACATATTAGATGATAATTATGTGTGGAAGGATTTTGACGCGGCGGCTGCTTGGGATCCGATAGGTAATTCTAAATCAAAAACATATACCTATACTAACCCTGATGGAGGCACATTTAATTTTACTTTACAACAAGAAACGCAAGGGATTCCACTTGGAATACCAAGCGTTGTTAAAACATATGATGTTGGGTTTTATCCAAAAGTTTGTAATGATGTATATTACTTTTTTTCTAAAAAAGATTTGTATTCTACATATACTGGACAAGATTTATTTGGACCTGGAAATGACAGAATTTTTAGACCTTTATTTACTAAAGCAATAGCACCAACTATAAATAATGCATATGAGCAAACAATAGTTAAAAATTTTAGTGTTTTATATAAAATAAAAAATGATACAAATTTACCATTTTATAATGAGGATTCTTACCTTTATTTTCCGTCGTTTCATGATGATATTTTTATAAATCAATCAATTTTTGAGTGTTTTGATGAAAATGGTGTTGAAAAAATACCATTAAAAGATAATCCGGCTTTTTATAATGGAACAGTAAAAAGTTTATGGGACTCACCTCATTATGGGTATTATGATAATAGTAAAATAAAAAAACCACAGCCTTGGGAGTATATTAAAAAAATTAAAACATCAAAAACAGAACAAAGTTCTTTTGATTTATTAAATAACAATGAAGAATATAGTACAATTGAGGAGATATTTGGTATTTTTAATAAAGAAACTTTAGATCTTTTTGAAAAAAGATTTTTATTATTTATTGATCCATATGCGACTGAAAAAACATTTTTTTTAGAAGATGAGATTTTTTCAGGGACATTAGAAACACCACCAAAACTAAAAAATGGTGATGAAAAAAGTTTATATTCACAAATGAAAAATTTGTTTGTAAAACCTGAATATTTTTCACAAATGGAAAATTTTACGGAAAGAGTTAAAGAATTTTTAGATTTTGACGTTATACTTAGAATCGGAAATCCTGGAAATTTTGATAGACAAATTTTTAGTGAATTTACAAATTCACCAAAATATCTTCCAACAAACGATCAAGTTAAATATAAGTATAGTCCATATTCAGGAAACTTACCTCCACAAGTCACGGTAACACAATCAAAAGCGAGTTATCCTGAAGAATGGAAAACATTGCAATTATATGTAGGATTTTCAACAATAAGTGAATTAAGTTATAATGGTACGTCCTCAATCATTACCGACTTCTTTAAAGAAATGGACATTGAATTTGCAGTGGATAATATTAAAAGATTTTCACAATTAATAAAATTGTATGTTACAAATAAAATAAAAGATCCGACATTAGATAAAACTAAATTTATAAATTTAATTATTGGTTTTTTAGACGAAAAAGAAGTTTATCAACAAAACCTAATTGATGAAACGTTTATGTTTTTAAGAGGAAACTTAAAGGAAATAACATCAAATCAAACAGCAATACAATCGCCTGTTAATGGTAATGTTATAAAATTAGAAACGTACTCAACACTTAAAACATTAAATGATAAATGGATTGCAGGTAGCGAGCTTCAAGATAAAACAATATTTGAAGACTTTTTATTTTACGATAGGGCGAATAGTGATATTGGAAATAGTTATACAATTGACGTAACACAATTAAGTAGTGTATTAGAAAATAGCGATAATATGTCAATGATGAACGTGGTTAGTTCAATCTTGGATAAAAATCATTTTTTATTTTTTGCAATGCCTGCGTACATTAATTTTTATAATTTACAAAAGGCGGTAAGAGAAGATCAAGACATACCTTATGAGATACCAAACTCAATGTTTGGTACATACTTAAATGTTGATTACATTAATTCAAAACCTAAATTTCTTTGTATGTATATTGGAAATACATCGGAACATTTAGCCAATGACTCAGAATTTAATAAATTTGGTGACGATGTTTTGGATTTGAGAAAAACAACAAATACCATAAGGAAAACAACTGAAAATATAGATAAGGAAAAAGAAAATTTAGTTTGTGCATTTAATGTTGATTTTGGTATTAAAAATCAAAATATGTTTAGTGATTTATCATTAGATATGGCGGAAAAACAAAATACCGCCGAGTCAATTAAATTAGAAGCCGAACTTGCAAATTCCGCATCCGCAAATAAAGTGGCTCAACAATCTACATCTTTATATAGTATCTATAGAACAAGGTCATACAGCTGCGGAGTAACAAGTATGGGTAATGCGATGATACAACCAACAATGTATTTTAATCTAAGACACGTACCTCTTTTTAGAGGAGCATATTTTATTAATGAGGTTAAACATAATATAGACGCACAGTCATTTAAAACAGAATTTAAAGGGGTTAGAGTACCAATTTATACTTTACCAAAACCCGATAGTTTTGTTGCATCAATAAATAAAAATTTATTAGAAAGAGTTAAAAGTGATGTGATTAAAGAAGGTATATCAAAATGGGAATTAAGTACTGGTTACACAAAAAATCCTAATTTGACGGTTAATAATACACCATTAATGGATACATTGGCCGCTTGTAAAAGTAATGTTGCTAGCGAATATCAATTAATACCTTTTGTTGATTCTGAAACTACTAGAACAACCGATAGTGTATTAAAAGATAGGTTAAATTCTTTGATTAATATTGATAACCTCAGTAATAAACTTTTAAAAACTTATTTATTTGGCATTGCTAATGTATGTATTTCAAATAGAGTTGATGGAGAGGTTATATTCTCATTTAATCATAACTTATTCTCATTCCAAACATCAAGTCTTTATGGAGGAAATATTGCTGAAACCTATATTGCAAAACAAAGTTGTGCTAAAGTTAACAACTATTCAACACCAATCATTGCCTTTGATAATGACGATCAGTCTATTAATATGGCAATTTCTTTATTAGGTGGTTTAATGGCTATAGTTCCTGAAATTGCAAACAAGACATCATTTAGCGATAATAAAGATAAATATTCAGAGGCTCTTGCTAGATTATACATAGAAACATTTGAAAATGTTATGGTAAACCCTGATGCTAATAAAGTGTACGATGGGTTACAAAGTAAATTAGATAGTGGTTTATTAGCTGGGACGGCATTTAAAAATTATGTTGACATTTTTAAAGAAGCATATAGTTATTTTTTTTAATTATTGAATGAACGATATATTTATATATAAAAGAAATTATGGATATGAAAAATTTATTAGATAATTATTTGAAAAAAGATACACGTATTTCAGAAAAACAAATTGAAAATGGGTATAAAGAAGTGTGCGATCTTGATACAGGTGATTGCTACACAGTAAGAATGAAGGATGGTCTTATTGAAAGAGTTGATAACACCAAAAATGTTAATAGAACATTAAGAGTTGAAACACCTACGGGAGTTAAAACATTATTAAACGGATAAAAATAAAGATATGTCTATAGATAAAAAAATATTAGAAGAATTAAAAAGGTTTAATCAAATTAACACTTATGTTCTTAAAGAACAGGCAGAAGATGCGCCACCTCCACCTGACGCGGCGGGAGGGTTACCTACTGATTTGCCTCCACCACCGGCAGATGCTGCAGGTGATATTCCTCCACCACCGGCAGATGCTGCTGCAGGGGCACCACCGGCAGATGCTGCGGCAACTGAGGTTCCTGAACCTGTTGATGTTGAAAACGATCCTGATGTTGACGTTGTTGACGATAAAAAAGAAGATGAGGGTGAAGGTGATACTGAGGAATTAGATATTACTGATTTGGTAACCACACAACAAGAAATTAGAGATAAACAAGACGAGTTTATGGATAATATCTTTTCTAAATTAGACGATTTACAAGGTAAATTGGAAGCAATGGACGGTATACTTCAAAAAATAGACGGTTTAGAATCTAAGATTGAAAAAATGAGACCAAAAACTCCTGAAGAAAAATTGGAACTTAGAAGTTTAGATTCTGGTCCATTCAAACAAAAATTAAGTGATTTTTTTGATGAGAAAAAAAGTGAAATGGAAGAAACAGGAAAAAATGAATATGTTTTAACATCAGATGAAGTTGAGAATTTTTCACCATCAGAAATCAAAAAAACATTTAATGTTTACGACGACGAAGAAGAGTTATAATTATTTTTTAAATAATAAATTAAGGGGTTTTTTAACCCCTTTTTTTGTTTTATCAATTTGACAATTTAAGAAAATCACTTATAATTGTATAAAGATAAAAGAGTAATAATTAAAAATTAATTTATGGCAAATTCAGTATTAGATTCAGTACTTGCGCAGTACGAAAAGAATTCAAATCCTACGGGAAACTCAACACCAAGAATGTCTGAACAAGACAGATTAAAAAGGTATTTCACAACCCTTTTAGGTAAAAACGAAAAATCAGGACAAAAAAGAGTTAGAATCCTACCAACTAAAGACGGATCATCACCATTTGTTGAAGTATGGTATCACGAAGTTTTGGTTGATGGTAAATGGCAAAAACTTTATGATCCGGGAAAAAACGACGGAGAAAGATCACCACTTAATGAAGTTTATGAAGAACTTATGTCAACAGGTAAAGACAGTGATAAAAAGTTGGCGTCTGAATACAGATCAAGATTGTTTTATATTGTAAAATTAGTTGACCGTGACAACGAACAAGACGGACCTAAGTTTTGGCGTTTTAAACACAACTATAAGCAAGAAGGTATCTTGGATAAGATCCTACCTATTTGGAAAGCTAAAGGAAATGTAACAGACGCTGAAAATGGTAGAGACCTTATCATTGAATTATCAAAGGCAAAAACACCACAAGGTAAAGAGTACACAGTTGTTCAAACTATTATGTATGACGATCCCGCACCACTACACACTGACAATGGTCAAATGAAAGAGTGGGTGGGCGATGAAACAACTTGGAATGATGTTTACGCTAAAAAACCTGTAGAATATTTAGAGGCAATTGCAAGTGGACAAACACCAATTTGGAACTCTGAACTTAAAAAGTATGTTTATGGTGAAAACGCTGAAATTTCTTTAGGTGGATCTAAAACTGAAGAATTGGTAATTGTTGACCCACAGGCTAACGACGAGGCAGACGAGGAACTTCCTTTCTAAAAAAAACATTTGGGCATTGAGTTGATTAATGCCCATTTTTTATTTAATTTTTTAAAAAAACAATATGAATAAAATATCAGAAAAAATGTATGAAGCATTGATCTTAAAATATAGATCAGAAATGGCGGAAGCCGAAGCAACACTTCTTGTTTATTTTAACAACCCTGTGGGTATTGGAGAACACCCACAACATTTGGAAGAAATGGATAAAATGGTTGAAAAAATGACAACAGCTAAAGATAAACTTGATATGCTTGAAACAGTATATAGGTATAACCTTAAAAAGGATAGTGAGTTTTTGGTTACCGAAGATATGTTGAAAATAATTAACGAACAAAACAGAGAAGAAAATGGCAATTAAGAAGAGTGACTTCGGTTCATTAAAAAAGAAATTCTCCACATCGGCAAAATATAAACCACAAAGATTTTTTGATCTTGGTGAACCATTTTTGGATGCGGTTGGTCTTCCGGGACCTGCGATGGGACATATAAATATGTTTCTTGGACATTCAGATACGGGTAAGACAACGGCACTTGTAAAAACGGCAGTTGACGCGCAAAAGAAAGGTATTCTACCTGTGTTTATTATTACAGAACAAAAATGGAGTTTTGAACATGCCAAACTTATGGGTTTTGAATGTGAAGAAGTTGTTGATACAGAAACTGGTGAATTAGAGTGGGATGGCTTTTACATCTTTAATAATAACTTTGATTACATTGAACAAATTACAGATTACATTAATGAATTATTAGATGCTCAAGAAAAAGGTGATTTAGATTATTCATTATGTATTATGTGGGATTCTGTTGGATCCGTACCTTGTAAAATGACTTATGAAGGTAAAGGTGGAAAACAACACAATGCTAGTGTTTTAGCGGACAAAATTGGTATGGGAATCAACCAAAGAATATCGGGATCACGTAAATCTGATTCTAAATTTGAAAACACCCTGATCATTGTTAATCAGCCTTGGGTGGAATTACCTGACAATCCTTTTGGACAACCAAAGATTAAGGCAAAAGGTGGTGAAGCAATTTGGTTAAACTCATCATTGGTATTTTTATTTGGAAATCAAAAAGGTGCTGGCACAACTAAGATTACCGCAACAAAAGACAAACGAACAGTTAAGTTTGCATCAAGAACAAAAGTGTCTGTAATGAAAAATCACATTAACGGACTTGGGTTTGAAGATGGTAAGATCATTGTAACACCACACGGGTTTTTGCCGGGTAAAGAAGCTGCTGAAGAAAAGGTATCAATTGAACAATACAAAAAAGATTATGCCGAATATTGGAAAGAAATTATTGGAGTTGACGGTGACTTTGATTTGAAAGCGGAAAAAGAAGAAGTTGAGTAGAAACCTTATAAGAAAAAATTAATGACTAAAACTTTATTAGTCGATGGGAACAATTTATTAAAAATTGGATTTCACGGAGTTAAAGATTATTTTAATGGAACGGAGCATGTGGGTGGTATTTGGCACTTTTTAAATACCATCCGCAAGTTTTTAGAAGAAACCAATTATAATAAGGTTGTGGTCTTTTGGGATGGAGAATTATCAACCGCACAAAGAAGAGTCCTGTACCCAAAATACAAACTTAACAGAAAAGGGGTAACTGAAGATTTTAAAGAAGAATCATTTGGTAAACAAAAACAACGGGTTAAACAATATTTGGAAGAAATGTTTGTTAGACAAGTTGAGTTTGAAAATTCAGAAGCTGACGACCTAATCGCATATTATTGCAAAATTTCAAAAAACGAACACAAAACAATTTTTAGTGGTGATAGAGACCTTACACAACTTATTTCTGAAGATGTGACCATCTATTCGCCAAACACAAAAAAGTACTATAAGAACGGAGATAAGATCAAATTAAAAGAAATTGAAATTCCCCATTATAATGTAAAGACCTATAAAATAATAGCCGGTGATATGTCGGATAATATTGATGGTATATATTATTTGGGTGAGAAAACAATAGTTAAATTATTTCCTGAGATACTTGAAAAAGAAATATCTTTTGACGATATTTTAAAAAAGGGTGAAGAACTATTAAAAGAACAAAAAGATAATGTAGCCTTGAAAAATCTTCTTACTGGTAAAACTAAAGAAGGGATATTTGGAGAAGAATTCTTTGTCATTAACAAAAAAATCGTAGATTTGTCCGAACCACTAATTAGTGACGAGGGAAAAGAATTGGTTGAACTATATTACTCTGAGTCATTGGATCCTGACGGAAGAGGGTATAAGAATCTGATTAAAATGATGATGGAGGATGGACTTTTTAAATATCTACCTAAAAGTGATGATCAGTGGGTTTATTTTTTAAGACCATTTTTAAAGTTAACAAGAAAAGAAAAATCAAAATTTAAAAACAAAAAAGTATGAAAGAACAAAATGACGTAACAAAGGTTGAATTTTTGATCACATTAAATGATAATTTTGTGGTACAAAGATTTTTCAATGTTAAAGGGTATAACCCAAACGTTAAAAATAGTGTTGATCTTTATGATTTGATGTGTGAGATATCAAATGACGTAAAAAGGATATTAAGAAACAAAACGGTAGATTACATGCTGGATAATCAATATGTAATTGAGTCAGACCCTACGGTTCTTGAAACCTCAAATACTGATGGTCCAGAACTATTTAACATTTATTTAAAGGCCGAAAATGAGACAATTTATCATAGAGTGATTGATGCCAAGTTATACCCGCCAAAGATAAGATACACTCTGGATACCCGCCCAATCCTAAAAACGGTACTTAAATCCCTTACTGACATTTTGTCAGAGAAAAAAATTAACACAAAATATCTCAAATATACACTAGCTTAAAGATATTTATTAAAAACAGGAAACAAACTTAAAACTATATGTCAGACAAGAAAAATTTCGGTTATTTAGGGAACACATTTCAGATCCAATTACTTAACAATATTATACTTTACAAAGATTTCTCAAACACAATTATTGATGTAATTGACCCTCACTATTTTGATAACCAATACTTTCGTCTGATTTGTCAAATGATTAAAGAGTATTATACAAAGTACGAACACACACCTACTTTTGATACTTTAGAACAACTCGCAAAATCTGAGATTACATCACCTATGGCACAAAAAAGTGTCTTAGATATGGTAGAACAAATTAAATCAACTCCTGATGATGGGTATGAGTTTGTTCAAGAAAAATCATTAAAATTTTGTAAACAACAAGAACTTCAAAAAGTAATGGGTAAGGCTCAAAAAATCATTGACAAAGGTGATTTTGAAAGTTATGACAGATTGGAAGAAATGGTTAGAGGTGCACTTCAAGTTGGGGAAGTGGATAAAGGGACTAACGATGTGTTTTACGATTTAGACGAAGTATTAAATGAAGATTATAGACACCCAATTCCAATTGGTGTTGCAGGAATTGATAACTTATTAAAAGGTGGTTTGGCAAAAGGGGAGATAGGAGTAATATTGGCACCAACAGGGGTTGGAAAAAGTACGTTTACGACAAAGATTGCAAACCACGCATTTAATTTAGGTTACAATGTTTTACAGATTTTCTTTGAAGACAACCCAAAAATTATTCAAAGAAAACATTTTACTTTATGGACAGGAATTGCGCCTGACGATTTATCAGACCATAAAGATGAGGTAATGGAAACGGTTAAACAAATTCAAAAACAAAGAAAAAACAAATTAATTTTGAAAAAATTACCGTCTGATACCGTAACAATGAATCAAATAAAAAATCAGGTAAGAAAAATGATTGCGGATGGGACAAGAATTGATATGATTATTTTGGATTATATTGATTGTGTCGTTCCTGACAAAATGCTTGGAGATGAATGGAAGAGTGAGGGATCTGTTATGAGATCATTTGAAGCTCTATGTCACGAATTAAATATTGCCGGATGGACAGCAACACAAGGTAACAGAAACTCTATATCTTCTGAAGTTGTAACAACCGATCAAATGGGTGGATCCATTAAAAAGGCACAAGTAGGACACGTTATCATTACGGTTGCTAAATCATTACAACAAAAAGAAATGAATTTGGCAACAATTGCGATTACAAAATCAAGAATTGGAAAAGATGGTATCATCTTTGAAAATTGTAAATTTGACAACGGAATGTTAGAAATTGACACGGAACAAAGTGTTACATTTTTAGGGCATGAAGAGCAAAAAGAAGAAAAAAATCGTAATAGAATCAAAGAACTTCTTGAACAAAGAAGACAAAGAGAAAATCAAGTTTAACAAATAAATTTAATAAATTAATACAAAATGGATATTTCGCAAAAAATATTAAGTGACATCACTGTCTTTATGAAATACGCTAAGTTTCAACCTGAATTGAACAGAAGAGAAACTTGGGAAGAGTTGGTAACTCGTAACAAAGAGATGCATCAGAAAAAATACCCACACATCAAAGATGATATCGAAGAGGTATATAAGATGGTGTATGACAAGAAAGTTTTACCTTCTATGAGATCATTACAGTTTGGGGGTAAACCAATTGAAATCTCGCCAAACAGAATTTACAATTGTGCGTATATGCCAATTGATCACGTAGATGCATTTTCTGAAACAATGTTTCTTTTATTAGGTGGTACGGGTGTTGGTTATTCAGTTCAAAAACATCACGTTGAAAAACTACCAGACATTAAAAAACCAAACCCTGAAAGAACAAGACGTTATCTAATTGGTGACTCTATTGAAGGGTGGGCAGATGCGATCAAAGTACTTATGGAGTCTTATCCC